GTGGAGATACGCAGAGCCGCGTCAAGGGCTGGCTTGGTGTTGTACTGGGCGCGACCGGTGGCGAACTGCCACTTCTTCTCGAGGGCGTCGATGGCCGACTCCATCTCCTTGCGGACGACCACGTCGGTGACCGACACCGCCGACTGCTTCAGGGCAGCGAGCACCTCGTCAAAGGTGCACGGAGTCCCCATGGCTTCGGACAGCTGGGCATCGAACATGATCTGAGGAGCACGGATCTCCATGTAGAGCTTGTGCTCCATCATGGGCGATCCGATGTACCAGCGACGGACCCGTGGATCGTTGGCGACCGCATCCTCGAGGGTGCGTGCCGCCGTGGACCGGGATCCCTGAGCCGCACGACGGAATCCGATTCCATCCTGGGTCAGGCTGTTGGAGAGACGGCTGACCGTCTCGGCTGCCATCTCGTTGGCGTGCTGGACGATACGAGCATCGAACGCCGCCTGATCGGCTGCGCTGAGGACATTGTAGGCAGTCCCCCTGGGAAGTCCCAGTGCATCCGCCAGTTCATCGGGGAGAGGCTCCCCTGACGTCCTGAGACGATCTGCATAGACATCCCTGAAGCTGTCCTGGGCCGCTCGCTGGTTGGCGAGGATGGCCCTGGAGTTTCCTTCGCGCGGCCGGTAGTTGGGACGACGGACGCCAGGATGGGTTACATCCAGTCGGTTGCCGACCCGGTCATAGGCATCGCGGAGGAACGCATGGACCTCGAGTTCACCGGGATTGAGGCCCGTGGTGACTCCGGTATCCAGTGCGGTCTGGACCCGAAGGTCCGAATCCGCGGTCCACTGTCCCGCCCTGCGGACACGCTGCTCGATGGCCGCGAGACGCGCCACCGACAGCTTGCCCTGGTCACGGAAGTTCTGGAGCGAGCGGAGGTTTCCATTGTTGAATCCGAGCGCCTTGACAAGGGGCTCGGGGCGGTCAAGCATGTTGAACGCCGTGACGATCATGTCGAACTGACGGGAGATGTTGTGGATCTGCCCGAACTTGGTTCCTGCGGTCTGGAGACGGAACAGGGCACGTCCAAGGTTGCGGAGCGCAGGGATGCGTCCCATCGACATCATGATGTTGTTCATGATGAGGAGACGCTCTCCCGGCTTGTCCTTCGAGGTCAGCTTCTCCAGGATCTGGGTCCTGACATCAGCTGCCTTCTCGGCCTTGGTCTTCGGAGCATCCTTCTTTCCAGCAGGGGCCGGTGCCGACGTAGCGGTACCAGCTGCCTTGGGATCGGTGACTGCTCCGTTCTCGTACCGCATCTCGCGTCCAACGGACGGAGCACGGGCTGCCCGGGCTTCAGCATCTGTATCCAGTGCGTTCTCCATCAGCTGGGCATCGCGCATCGCCGCGGCTTCCTTGCGGGAAGTTTCGGTCGGAACACTACGTCCCCTTCCGGAGGACATCTCTGGACGGGTCCTGATGCCAGCCGCCGCCTCGTCGAGGCCTTCGGCAATCACAGGATCTGCACGCTGGGCACCAAGCACGGAGAAGCGGATGTTGCGTCCATCCATGGTGGCGCTGACGAGATCCTCGGTGGGTTCTCCGGCAAGGACGGCACGCTCGCGCTTCACGAAGAAGTCCTCGAGCGCAGTCCAGCGCGGAAGCTCGGTCACGTCGCCGTACATGTTGTACAGGCGGCGGTTCAGCTCTTCCGCGAACTCCACGTCCCCGTTCTCCATCGCTACGGCGATACGGGCTCGCATGCGCGAGACCTCGGTCACGTCCTTCACGTTGGGAGTGGTCGACGCAAGTTCATGTGAGCGACGGATCATCGCGGGTCGCCCCTCGATGCCGTCGATCTCGGCCTTCACCTTGTTGGCACGCTTCTCGAGGGATGCAATCTCCTCGTCGTACTGCTTGATGCGGGGATCCGCATCGGTGGCTCCGGAGGCCTTCAGCTTTTCTCGAGCCGCCTTGGTGGGCTCGAGTTCGTCATTGATCATCTTGAGTTCTGACTGACGTGCCGTGTACGTCGTTCCGCCATTGGCTTCGGACGCAGCACGACGCACACGGTTCCTGAGCGTGCGACCACCCTTGGTGTACGCAAAGTCAGGGCCCTTCTCAGCTAGTTTCTTATCCAGCGCAGCTGCTTCCTTGGTCCAGGCTGCCTTTCGTTCGGCTGCCCGGGCTGCATTCAGCATGTCAGGGGTGACTGCCGATGCAGGGGTCAGGTCTTTGTTCAGGTCTGCGACCTGTCCAGTGAGCTGAGCCTCGTATCGGTCGGCCAGGTTGCTGAGACGCTTGGCTGCGCGTTCCTTCTTTGCAATGAGGGCGTCAAGAGCCTTCAGGGTCTTGGCGCTCTTGAGGGCACCAGATTCCTTGAACCGCTTGGCATCCTCAGCCGACTTCCTGAGACGGCCGACTCCCTCTCGGGCTGCCGCGATCTTGTCGTCAAGCGACAGGTCCTTGGCACCTTCCTGGATCTTCGCCACCTCGGGGTCGACCTTCGCCATCTCCTCGCGGAGGATGGCTTCCTGCTCCGCAACCGATGCACGCGGCATGACGGGACGCTCGGTCCTGACAGGCCTGAGGGGATTGGATCCCGACATCAGTGCGTTGTCAGTCGAGTTCTCGCCAAGGAAGCGGTCGACGAACTCGACCTTCCAGCGGTTGGCGGCACGGGTCTGCTTGACAGCCGCCTTGCGGACGGCCTCGGTGCCAGCGGCGGAGATCTCGACCTTCCACAGCGGGAAGCCGAAGGCCTCCGTCATGGTACGGTCGAGGGCGTCCTTACCGGCACGTGCCACGATCTCTCGACGGGTGCGCTTCACCTCGTCGAGGGTACCGGTCACTGTTGCCTCTGCCTCGTTGAACTTGGCAAGGGCCTTCTTCAGTTCGTCCGTGGCACTCGACACGTCGGTGTGCCACATCGGATCCTCGTCGACGATCCGCTGCGAGTCCAGGACCACGGCTGCATTGTCTGCATCGGGATCCATGGCCGCATCGAGGCGTCGACGCGTCTCTCCAGCCTTCTTGCGGTGGGCGACGAACGTGTCGCGCACCTTCTTCAGGCTGATCTGGAGTTCCTTGAAGTGGTCAAGCTTCTCGAACGCCTCATCGTTGAGGCGGGTGAATGCTTCATTGAGCTGATTGATTGCTCCGTCGATCTCGCCAAGCGTACGTCCGGTGCGCTCCATGACCTCCGTGTGCATCTCGTTAAGGATGTCCACGGCTCCACGGAACCGTCCCTGGGTGACGTTGTCGTTCAGGCGGTTGACGGCCTGGGTCATCTCGTCGGCCGCGGAGGCCTCGTTGATGGCCCTGACGCGCTCAACGGCTGCACTGAGCGCCTTGTCCTCGAGCAGGTTGACGCGCTTACTGGCAGAGATGGCGTTGGCGGCACGGGTCACTCGATCCTTGTCACCACGTGCCATCCACTGTGCGACAAGACGGGCATCCCCGGAGGCTTCCTCCAGGTAGTCCACGACGAAGCGGAACTGTTCGAACTCGTCGCCCATGTGGGCACGGAGCAGGTCGATGGCCTTCTTGCGGAAGAAGTGCTTCTCGTCTCCGCCGCCGAGGACATAGTCCGCGACGTCGTCCTGCCACTCGTCGATCTGGGCCTGGGTGCGCTGGGCTGCCTCGAGGCGATCGGCGACGTGACGGTTGAGCTCGGCGGCATCGGGCTTGTTCTTCTCGATCCATTCCGACAGTCCGTCCATGTCCTCGGTGGAACCGAACATGGCTCCTGCGCGTGCCTCGTCGTCCATCAGGACGCGGCGAAGCGGATCGTCAGGACCCACGATGGTATCAAGACTCCGCTCGAGGCGGCTCTTGGACGTGCGGTATGCGCTCTGAGTGACGTAGTCGATGGTGGTACCGAGGGTACCCTCATCGCTGTTCGCGGCCATGTTCTCAAGCGCTGAACCGGTGTTGTTGACGTTGTCGGCTTTCCTGAGCCAACGCCCGATCGCATCGCCACCGGCTGAGAAAGTCACTCCAAGAAGAGACCCGAACGCGACGTTGTCGGTCCAGTTCTCATCCTTCTCGTAGGTCTTTCCATAGACGCGGTAGCCGTCGTCGTTGAGCTGCTTCCACTCCGAGTAGGAGGAGGATGCACCATCAAGGCCGTCCCACAGGTAGGTGGCTGCCTTCCACGTGCGATTGTACTGGGTCGACAGGGCAGTGATGCGCGCTCCCATCGACAGCGTGGTCGCAGGAGCGGCGGCAACAGCCGCGGCTGCACCGGCCGCAGGAGCGGCAAGACCTGCGGTGGCGACGATGGAGATCGTCGTCATCGGGTCGACGGTGACGTAGTTGACGACGGCTGAGAAGATTTTCTGAGAGGCGTATCCCAGCATGTACGACTCGCGGTCGTACTGCTCGATCTCCATCTGGGCGCGGGTCACGACCTCGATCTCGCGCATGCGCTGGTCGAGGTGCTCGGCTGAGACGGAGTTGTTGATGATGTCGTCGACCAGCTCCTGACCACCGCGCTGCAGTACTGCAACACGCTGCTCGAGTGGCATGGTCTCGTACATGGTCTTGGCCTGGGTGGGGTTAAAGTTGGGATCGGGCTTCGAGCCAACGTCGGGATCCCATCCCTGCCACCAGTCCACGACTGCACGCTGGGGCGTGCGCATGTATCCGAATGCCCACCGACCTGCACCGCCGTCAGTCGCGCCGTAGTAGGCACGGTCGACCTGGGTGGCGATGAAGTCGGGAAGGGCGGAATACCCCACGCCTCCGTCAAGAAGCGTAGGGGCTACTCTGACTCCAGAGTCCTTTGGAAACTCGTACGGCTGATCGTAGTTGAAAGTACTCATGGAGTAGAATCTCTTATTTGAAAAGGTTCTCGTATGCGTCGGGGATCCAGGGATTGTTGTCCTTGGCTGACTTGGCAAACACCTGCTCCAGGGCCTTTGCCCGGGATGCACGCGTTGCCTCAAAGTCATCGGCTGACACGCTAACTGCATTCACAGGAATGCTGCGCCATTCTCCTGATACCTTGGCCCTAACGGCCACGTATCCTTGCTTCACGTCCTGGTCATACACTGCAATGTGCACGTCCTCGACGTGTTCTGGACGGAAGATGGTTTCTACAGCCCCGCCACCCGGAACATCAAGCTTGGGCAGCGCGTTGAGTGCGTCTGCAATGGCTTGCTTCTTTGACAGAAGATAGGACCGCCATCCGTTTGACTCCAGGACAGCAGGAGGAGGCAGTGGAGTTGATCCCTGCTTTCCTCGCACGTTCTGGACGATCTGGAACGACGTATCTCCGTTGTCTGCCTGAACCGGATAGATGGCGAATCCCTGCTGACGCAACATGTGTGACATGGTAGCGCCGACGTCCTGGCTGCGCGGGGCCGATCCAGCAATGGTTGCCATGTTGAGCAGCAACGCCTGATCTGCCGGTGGCAGCTTGGCGGTTACGTCTTTGGCCTTGACTCCAGTGAAGTCAAACCATCCCGTGTCAAGACCAGCACCCATGGTCAGGTCCAGCACGGCCTTGGAGCGCTGTTCTGCAAGTGCCTTAGTGACAGGTCCATCCTTATCCGGAGTGGTGTTCTTGGCTTGCAGGTTACGAGCCATCTCAGTTCCAAGAGCAGCGGTCGTCCGACCATCAACCTCAGGACCGAGGGTTTGGAGGAACGCTCCCAGACCCCAGGACTGCATGGTGCGTGCGTCACTGATGGCGTTGTTACGGGCAGTGGGGTCCATCGACCGATTCATCACGTTCCAGTACGCAGTCACCAGCGAGAAGTTGTTGGGATCATCAAAGGCACCGACGACCTTGGCCTTGAGTTCATCCGGCATCTTGGTATCGGAGTATCCGACCATTGCTTCGACGATCATCGGCTCGAGGTCCTCGACCTTGGTCTTGCTATGGGATCCATCGGCAAGGGCACGTGCAAGCGGGGTGAACTTCCAGTTCTCCTCGATCTTCATGCCGCGACGGCGTGCACGGTCGGCTGCGTTTACTTCAACCTCAGCCGCTCTCTGCGCTGCGCCGCTGGCCTTGGTGTCCTCTTCCCTCTGGTTGACAAGTCGGTTGACAGTCGGACCAATCAGGTTGGACACCTCCGGATCCTGAAGCGAGTTCAGGTCGGTTCCGAAGTGGCGTTCAAGGACGTCAGTCAAGAACTCGTCCCTTGTGTTGTACTTGGCTGTCCAGCCCTTGGAGAACTCGTCTCCCTGCTGCTGGGTCAGGTCCACCAGTCCTGTGCGTTCCTGCTGCACTCGAGTGCCGATGTTGCCAATGATCTCCTTGGTCATGCGGACTGACTGTGAATCCAGGATTGGATTACCACGTCCGTACAGACCGGCGGCGGCCCTGAGCTTGCCAATGTCCGTGTTCTCGGCAGAAACGCGAGCCTTGGCGACCTCGCCATAGGCACGCCTACGGGCGGCATCGGACACGGTGGTGTCGTTGTCGATGGCCTCGATGGCTGCATCGAAGTTGACAGAGCCTTCAGCCACCCATGCCGAGACCTTGGTCTCCTCGGCCTGTCGACGGTACTTGTCGTTTCGAGCGGAGACCATGTCGCGGACAAGGACCTCAGACTGCTGCCTGATTGCTTCCGAGACCGCCTTTTCTTCCGCTGGAGACATGTACGCCACCAGACCAACCATGCGTTCGTCTGACAGGACCTTCTCTTTGACGGTGTCGAACACAGCCTGTTCAAGGGCACTGTCGGTAGCCGACTCGAACATACCGGCCGTCTTCATCAGGTCGGCCCGGAGTCCCGTGACGACTGTGGATGCGGCTTCACCAAAGGTCTCCCGAGCCGCGGTGACGAGAGCGGCTTCCTGCCGCTTGTCGTCCAGCTCTGCCTTGCCTTCCAGGGCTTCCTTCTTGGCGAAGGCCTCGGCACGAAGTCCCGTGTAGGTTGCCTTCATGCGGGGGTCGGTCTCTTGCTCGGCCCGCCAGGCATAGCTCAGTGCAATGTCCTCGAGAGCGCCTGGATCGGCTGCCTCGAATGCGTTCTGAATACGCTCGTCGCCCATAGCCCTGATGGCAAGGGCGTTGTCGAGGAACGCCTGGCGCTCCTCCTGCTTGGTCTTGTCGATCTCGGCCTGAAGCTGACGGGCTTCGCTCTCGGCCTGCTCGATGACCTGGGCCCTGGTGGCCTTCATCTCGGTCGTCTCGCCCTCACGGGCTTCCTTCAGAAGACGTTCCTCAATGGTCTTGGCTTCTTCAGGGGTCTTGGCCTTTGCAATCTCGAGCTTGGCGGCCGCTGAGAACTCAGCTGCAAGCCGTGCGTTCTCTCGGTCGGTGTCGGCCTCAGCGCGGCGCTTGAGGATGTCCTCGCGTTCCTGCTTGGCCTCGACTGCCTTCTGATACGTGATCTTGCCCTCGATCTCGGCGGCCTGGTACCGGAAGGCCTGTGTGCCCACCTCGGTTGCCATGCCAAGGATCTTCTGAAGGGCTGCGAACGGATCCTCAGGCATTGCCACGGCCGTCTGTGCGACGAACCGTGGCGTCTGGAGATTTATGTCAGCGGAGCCGAATCCAGATGGACTCGGGGCTGCCGGTCCTCCGGTGGTCCTGTACTCACGTGGCATGTTGTCTCCTTAGATGTTTGGGATGCCGTTTAGCGCTGCCTGCTGCCGTGCAAGATCAAGTGACTGCTGTCCCTGCATCAGTCCCATGCCCATGCTGAGGCCCTGAAGTCCACCCTGGATTCCTGCGAGGAACGGAGAGGACGACTGGGCCACTTGCCACTGAGGCATGGCGCTGATTGCAAGATTCTGCTGGTTGAGGTTGTTTTCCATGGAGATCTTCGCCGACTCCCGCGCTGCCTGGATGGACAGACTGGAGGCAAGTGCCGAGGTGGATCGGCTTGTGGCCGTACCACGTTCAGCCGCAGACACCGCAAGCGCGCCCTTGTAGGCATCGTAGCGGTTCTGGAGCTGTCGGCGCTTCTCGGTCGCAGTGATCTCTCCCTGCGCCCTGGATACAGCCAGGGTCTTCTCGTATGCAAGTTTCTGCTGTGCGTTCTGGTAATCCGCCGCCTTCCTCTGCTGCTTGTTCTGATAGGCAGAGGAGGCGACGGAAGCTGCCGTGGATACCGCACTGATGGCCACGGCCACTGCCGGTGTGATTGCCATTAGGTACTCGCTGCGCTTCTACGCCCGACGACGAAGTCCGCCACAAACTCGAGGCCACTGATGTTGACAGGAGCGGGGCTGTCCGATCCAAGATACAGATCGACTCCACCGCTGCTGCCCATGACCTTGAAGTTCTGGCTGTCCCTGTCCGATAGCGTGTTGAGGTTGGTGATGAATCCGATTGCCCCAAGGCTCTTTCCCGTGTACTTGTAGACGCGGTTGGAGGCGGGATCGGTACGTGGATCCACGGTGAACGTGAAGTATCCGGTGTTGCGGTGGTGCACGGAGCACTGCTTGATCTGCAGGGCACCGACTGCCTGTACGCCGTTCTGGTCCCTGACGTACTGCTTGGACAGCTGCACGTTCATGTCGAAGCCGTATCCGATGTACACGTCGTGTGCGCTGAGGTTGCCGTTCACGACGATGGTCGTGGTGGCTCCCGGGGTCAGCGAGTAGACGCCGTAGCGGACACCTTCCTGGTTGCCCCATGCCGATCCGAGGTAGACCTCGTCGGCGTCGGGAAGGAAGTGCGACACGGTGAACGTCGTGCGCTTCGTGGTCGAGTTGAACACGCCGCCGGAGGCGACGACGATCGAATCGAACCGCGGGCGGTACGACGGGAAGGCGTCGGAGTGACGGAGCGGAGTCCGCTCGATCCTCAGCCGGTGCGTCCCGCCGCTGCTGATGCGGCTCAGGGTATACAGGTGATCGTCGATCACGTGCATGCCAAGCACGGTGTGGAACGACGTGTGCGTCCAGCGACACCACGACGACTGGAGCTTGCGGTCGCCCTGCCAGAACATGTAGTTGACGAAGACCTCGGAGGAGGTCCTCAGGAACAGCATGTCGTTGGCCGGGGATGCCTTCAGTTCTAGCACGCCCGAGCCGATGTATCCATCGACATGGGCTGCTGCGTCCGTGGCGATCGACTGAGCGGCGCCTTCGTCCGTGATGTACTCGTAGACCTGCGACCACGGGCCCTTGGGGGCTGCCCAGTAGAGCTGGGATCCGATGATGGCTGGACGGGAGGACGGAGACGTGTAGGCGGTGGAGGGAATTACCGACACGGTGGTCGGGCTCATGGCTTCCTGCGCCCTGATCTCGTACTGCTGTCCACTCTGGGTGAAGACAACGATGCTGCGCTGGAACGGAGCCATCCACAGGATCTTGGTCACCTGCGCGGAACTGAGCTTCACGTCGATCGGGTCGGAGTCGACGACTCCAGCGTACGAATCGAGCCAGAAGTTGTAGAAGTCTCCGGCGGCGGATCCGACGACATTCTCACCGGCGCTGAACCACAGGCGGTTGCGGTGGATGCAGACGTCGGTGATCTGCTTGCCGACGAAGGACGGTCCAGGATTGGTCTGGCTGTCTCCGCTGTAGCGGGGAACCCAGGGACAGAACCGGACCTCGAAGGTCGTAGCTCCTGTCTGGACCAGCCGTACCGGTGCCGTGGCGTTGTCGAGTGTCGAGTCGACCATCGGGGTGATGATGCGCTTGTACCACGGCTGAGTCGTCGTGCTGATGGACTCATACCACCCGGCCGGATGGCCGAGGGCATCGTCCTTTGCATACCAGTATTCGGCGGCTACCGAAGGAGGAAGATCGAAGTCTTCCCACGACGTCTTGTTGTGTGCGTTGCCTGTGGCATCGACATCCGTGCCGCCGAACGTGTACGACACAGGGGAACTCGGGGAGAGGTCCACTGTGACGGACGTGTTGACGATGATGGTGGTGTCGTCCACGGTGACGGCTCGGATGTTGGATCCAGCCGTGTTGAGGTAGGCCTTCTGGGCGGTCTGCTCGGCTCCCGTTCCTGTGTAGGTGACGGTGCACGAAGTGCCGTCGATCTTGCGGACATGGAGCGGAGTGGTAGCGTCCTGGTGAAACAGGACCACGTACTTCTCAGTGGCGCTGCGCTCGATCCAGTGGACTACGACACCATTGGCCAGGTTGGAGAAGGTAGCGACGACCTCCGAGCCGGGGCGCTTCTCAAGCCCACGGCTCAGGAGCAGCGACACATTGTCGGCATCCTCGACCTGGTTCGGGAAGCGCTGGCCATCGGGTTGACGGGAGACACCGCCGTTGAGATCGGGAATGACAATGCGCTGAAGCATCAGAAGGGTCCAATGTTCCTACGAGCTCCGATGGTAGGCCAGGAGCTCTTGGTGCTGCTTGTGAACGCCGAGATGTCGCGCGAGCGCATGTCTGCGGCGCGGCTCTTGGCACGGGACATGAAGGCGATCTCCTGCAGGAGCTTGTCCTGCGCGGCCTCGCCGACAGTGGCCATCTGGTACATGCGAGCCGCCTGGTCCGTGATCTCGAACTGCTCGGCAGTCGGAAGATCCTCGAAGCCGAGGGCGGTCGTGATGCGGATCTGGATCGGTGTGCCCACCGTGAAGACGTCGGTGTTGTTGTCGACGTCGAACAGGTAGGTGGGAGTGCGGCCACGCTGGACGAGGTTGCGTCCATAATCGGTGCTGACCGTGTCGACGGCAAGGGTGGTGTCGGGGATCCACACCTTTCCATCCACATCGGGATACACGGCCTTCTCGACGGTGTTGCAGTTCAGGCCAGTGAGCTGGCACTGGAGTGCGACTTCATCGAGAGTTTGGACAGCCAGGGTGACGTCGTTGGACCCGGTCACCGCGAGGGTGGAGACGGGATATTCACCGGCTGCACGGAGAATGCGGTTGACTGCATCGAGCTTGCTGAGTGCGCCCATGGTTGTTCCTTATGTAAAAGCCCCGAACACCTTTCGGTGCTCGGGGCCGGGAGCGAAATCCCCGGGAGGGGTCAGGCGATACGAACGATGCGGACGGTGGTCGGGTTGGTGATCGTGGACCCAGCCGTAAGGGTCACGGTACCCGAGCTGATCGTCACACCGATGTCGGTGGTGGCGCTGGGAGCGCCGTCATCGAGGCCCGACACAGCGCCCGTCAGGTCGACGATGCTGGCGGTGGGGCACACGATGATGCCGTGCGATGCCGCGGCGGAGTTGTTGGAGGTGAGGAAGAACGCGCAGGGGTAGGCGTCGGCGTCAATCTTGAACGTCTGGGTACCGCTGGGGGTCAGCTGGAACTCGAAGTCGTTGCTGTTGGCCGAGTCGGTGCGCGACACGGGGTTGTTGACGGCGATCGTGGACGTGGGGTTGACGGTGCCGGTGGTGATTGGCATGTGTGATTCTTTCTGTGTGAGAAGGAAGGGGCCCCGAAGGGCCCCGTTCTAGGTTCAGTTGGCGCTGAGGACCTCGTACGCGCAGTACGGACGGAGGGCACCGCCGCCCATCAGCATCTTCGAGACCATGAAGTCCGACTGACGACGGACGTCGCGGAACTTCTCGGTCTGGATGCCCATGAGCTGGAGCACGGCGATCGCGCTCTTCTGGAACACGACACCACCGCTCTTGGTGAACGTGCCCTGATACTTCGCGGGGCCGGTCGAGATGGCGGTGTTCGGCAGGTGATTCGAGCAATACACGGGAACGCCCATGACGTCGATCGGAAGCTGGTAGCCCTGGCTGTCCTGGAGACGCGGACCAGCGGTGCCGCTGTCGGGACGACCCCAGAGCTGAGCAGCGCCGGTGACGTTCGTGGCGGTACCCGAGGCCGAGTACGGAAGACCGAGGCGGCGGAGGGCGTAGTAGAGTGGGACATTGACGACGGCGCAGCGGTCGTTGACCGGCACGTCGTTCTCATCCATCTCCTGGCAGATCTTGCCAATCCACTCGACGAGAGCCGCGGCGTTCGCCTCGGTGCTCCAGTCGGCGTGGTTGAACTCGGTCGTACCGGTCGTAGCTCCACCGTAGAGCAGCGTGTTGCCGCCAACGGGGAAGCTGTTGGTGCCGGTGTCGGCGCCGGTACGGGCGGCGTTGATCAGGAGAGCCGCGATCTTGCGGTCCATCTGACGGGCGAGCTCGCGGCCCGTCTCCGAGGCGAGCTCGTTGCGGACGTCGAAGTGCGTCATCGCGGTGTCGATGTCGTCGACCTCGAAGTGGGCGACCAGCGGACGGTCGTCGAGGCTGATCGAGTACTCCTTGGTCTCGACATCGAGGCCGAGGAGCTCGGTACCGGCCTCATGGTACTCGGAGCCGATCTTCCAGGTCGCGGGGAACTTCATGGTCGTCCCGCTGGTCATCGTCTTGTAGTTGACCTTGTCCAGGAACTGGTTGTACTCCTGGAAGGCGGTGAGGACCTCGCCGCCGTAGACGGGAAGCCACATGTCGGCCGGGGTCTGCGAAGCCGCAGCCAGGGCCATGTTCTGACCAAAGCGAATCAGGTTGGTGTTTGCCATTGTCTTGTTCTCTTGCTAGTTCATTGTGACGGTTGCCTCTGCTTTGATTGTCGTCTCTAGGATTGTCCAGCAACACGCTGGGTCCGGACGGTCTCTGCTTCGGAAAGGCCGAGCGGGGGTACGATACCCGCATACTCGTCGAGCGAGATCTTCGTTAGATCATCGGCCAGCACGGCGCACCGTGCGTCAGGTCTTGTTGATGTGGGAACCGACTTCGATTCCCTTGTTGTAGCTGTCGCGCTTCTCCTTGGCGACACGGGCGTCCTCGCCCGGGCGCTTCAGGAAGATGCCGCCGATCAGCGACAGGACGGACAGGAGGACGGCGCCTCCTGGAACTCCGCCGACGTTGTCGGTGGCGACACCGATGCCGATGTCGGTGATCTGCTTGATGACGGCGTACCGCTCGTTGGCGTCGTCGATGGCCGATTCGAACTTGCGGGTGTTCGAGTCGACGTAGGCGACCCAGTCTGTGTAGACCATGTCGGCCTCGTCGAGGGTCACCTTCTCCTCAGGAGGAATGCCGACCGCTTCCTTGACCTGCGGAGGCACCGCGACCTGAACCAGAGACGCCAGGTTGCATCCCTGGAGAACCGTGAACGCGCCGAAGGCGACGATCAGGACCAGGATGACGAACAGGGCGTGCGGGACTTCCTTGAGGTAGTTCTTGATGTCTTCAAGCATTCTTGCTCATTCCTGTGATGCGAACCCGTTCCTGAACGTGGCTCTGGTATTCGGGGTCGTACTTGTAGCGGGGGTCGCGCATGGCCGCCACCATCTCCTTGGAGCTGGCGAACGGCTTGACACCAGCCGGGACACCGGACACCCCGACGATGCGGGACTTCGGTTCGGTGTTGGTGGCGTCACGACGGGCCTTGATACCGAGCAGTACGTTCTGCCAGCCGGGTTGCTTGAGAGCGCTGTTCACGGCCTCTCGCTCGACGTCGGGCAGGTTGTCGGTGGCCCACTGGATGACGCTCTTCAGCTCATCGGGACCACCGACGACACCCGCTGCCTCGGTCGCCAGCTGTCGCTGCTTCGCACGGATGCCGTCCACGTAGGTATCAAGGATCTGGTCGGGGATGCCGAACTTCGTCTTGATGGCTGCGCGGGTCTCCTGCGAGACGTTGCCCGTGCTGCTGATCTCGACGCCCCACTTGTTCCACTCGTCCTCGCTGGGCTGAGCTGGCTTCTCGGGGATCTTGAGATCAGGGGTAGAAACCTCCGCAGCCGGAGGTCGGTCCTGAGTTACTGGCTCAGGAGGGGTTGGTTGCTTGCTTGCCTGCTGGAGACGTGTGATCTCAGCACGCATGTCCTTCCACGACTTGATGAACTTCTCGGGATCACCGTTGTACTGCGGTGGAAGGTTGCTCGGGTTGCTGCGAGCGAACGTCTCGACGCTCTGCAGCTCGGTGTCCACTTCGGGGATTTCTTCGCTCATTGTGCATTACCTTGGATTGCTGCTTCGGCTCCCATCTCTGCCATGGAGCCCATGCTGCTGATCATCTGCTCGGAGGCCATCGCATTGATGGACTGCTGGGCAGCTTGCTGCTGCTCCTGCTGGAGCTGCTGCGGGGTCTTGACGAGGCCGACCGGCTCGAGGCCGAACGACGACGTCCACTTGATCGCCCACCCGTACCAGTCGATGAACGGCTGGACGGCCTGGGTCTGTCCTACGACAGCCGCCCACTGGGACAGCTGGCTGTTGGTTACTTCTCGGTTGAGTGCCTCGAGGCCCGTGCGGACCTTCAGGTTCAGGGGACCCGAGCCTTGGATCAGCTTCAGGATCTCCTTGGGCACCAGCTTGTCGCGTCCCATCAGGACGAGGACACGCTTGACAATCGGGATCTGGATGTCACGGGCAAGGCCGCTGAAGATTCCGCCGAGCGTCTGGTCGAGTTCCTGGGCCACCTCGCGGATCTCGGTCGCAGTGACACGGTCTCCGGTGCGCTGGACGGACGACTGCAGGAGGAACGTGCGTCCCAGCTGCTGCGTCAGGTCAGAGCGAAGTGCGGCCATCGGCCCAAGGTCGATCTGCTTGAGCAGCTGGATCGGGAAGACGTCGACCTGACGGGCAGGGACGAAGTCTCCGTTCTCGGTGTCCTGGAGGTCGGAGGCCTCGGTAATGCCGGTCGGATCGACTCCGATGCGGAACTCCGAGTTGGCCACGGCCGCCTCGACGAGGGCCTTGGTGATGGTCTCGAGCGTGCGGATGTCGCCGATGTGCTCCTCGACCAGCGAGCGACCGTAGTCCTCACCGGCGATACGAGACCACACCTGGGGGACGTAGGGACACACGTCGTAGGAGCCGCTGTCGACGGTAACGCCGCAGTACTCCTTCTCGACCTCCCACTTCTTGGTGTCCTCGTCCCACTCGATCTCGGTGTAGAAGGGCTTGTGGTCCTCGGTGGGACCGGTGCCTTCGTACTCCTCCTCGAGGTCCACGCTCTTCGGCCAGTCCTCCGGAACGGCGTCGGGATCGACCCACTCGCGGAGGATGATGCGCTTGACGCGGCCATCGGGATAGCGCTGGACGACGTACTGGTCGATGCGGTGCACCCGGAACGAGTACTCGTCGACGATCTCGAACAGCGCGTCACCGCAGATGATCAGGTGCTGGAACAGGACGAACAACTCCTGGCGGAGGTTCGTCGAACTCAGCTTGTCCATGATCTTGCGGTCGAGGCGTCCGAGCTGCGCCATCGTCTCGGTCGGGTCGACGCCCTGGGGGACGAAGGCCTGGTCGAGCTCGAAGTTGAAGAACGGAGCCTGGTTGAGCGGATAGATGGCGGAGACCATCCGCGATGCCAGGGCCATCACGCCACGGGCGGGAAGGCTGCTGAAGACATCGGGAAGCTCCATGGTCTCGGTGAAGCCGTCCTCTGGGTAGAGGCCGGGCACGGTGAGACGGGCGCAGTCCTGCGCCCTCTGCAGCTTGTTGCTGCGGCGGCTGTCGAGCCGCTCGAACTCTGTCTGAATCTCACCCTTCATTGGAGACCTCGGTACATGTCGATCCAGGACCTATCGGTCTTGGCCTTGTTTGTGTTGGCTGGAAGCGGATTGAACAGACCCTGCGACGGGTTGTTCACCGAAGGCGTTGAGCCAGGTGCGTTGATGCCGAGGTTCGGCGCGCTGAACCAGCTCAGGTCCTGCTTGGAGTACCTGGTCGGATCGAACGAGGGATCGAACTTGGCCGGTACGAAGAGACCTGAAGCATCCATGGGAGCCCAGTCCGCAACTTCGAACGAGCCGCGCTCGCCCGAGAGGTTGGCTCGAGCAAGGCTCTCGTACGCTCCGACGCGCTCGACGAACTGTCGGCGCTCGCCCTCGAACTTGACTCTCTCTTTCTCAAGTTCCGCCTCCGTCTTGATCTGGGCCTCACTTGGGCCCCGGGGAACGCTCGGACCCATGCTTGGTCTGCCTTTCTAGAAGTGACTTGATTGTAGTCACCACGCTGTACTGACCTGACCTGAAGTCGATCTCGCGGATGTCGACTCCGCGTGTGTCCAGGACCGGCGGGAAGCTGGTCTCCAGCCACTTGACGAGATCAGGCGTGATGTGCGGCTTGTCCATTACGGAGTCCTCATCTCGGCGTCAACCGACCCGAGGTACAGCGAGTCGCCGCCCCATTCGGTCTCGGTTCCCGGGGCTCCGGGAGGACGACCGTTGGTCAGCAGGACAGTGGTGATGTTGTCGAGGTAGGCGCCGAGGTTGGCGTGGTTCCTCACGTTGGTGTTGAAGAACGACTTGGATGTCGTCGACCAGTACGATCCGGCGAACGTGGTCGGGGCTGCCGTGAAGGAAGCCAGGTTCCACGTGGCTGGCATGTACGACAGGTCGCCGTTCTGCCAGGTGTACCGTGCGGCTGGCCCCAGGTGCGCGGTGTACGTGGAGTCGGTCGACGGCTGGGGCAGCTTGACGCCGCCCATGAAGTCGAGGTCGATGCCATAGGTGATGAACTGCTTGTGACCCTTGCGGGAGAACCAGTCCTTCGTCTTGTCACCCTGCCTCCACTTGACGTCCTGCAGCATGTCCGCGACCGTGTAGAGGTTGATCATGCACTGGTACGGGGTGTAGATGTTGCCGGTTGCGGCTGGATGGGTGACGAGGTCGCGTATCGCGGCTCCGTTGAACACCTTGGTCCTGCTGCCGTACGGGTTCTTGGACTCGTCGGCAAGGAACGATCCCATGATGATGTGGGTCCAGTCGGCATCCTCGTTGGGGATGTTCTTCCACTCGGCCGGGGTAACCGCCGGATTGGAGAACCAGGCCCACGATGTGTCGCCGGTCCAGCGCGACCATCCTGTGTACGTCTCTGCTCCGGTGGTGCCGTTGTAGTTGACGCCGAGGCGGTCTGAGTACTCGGCCCGGACCTTGACGCGCCACGGTCGGGACTCGCACGTGACCATGATTCCGGCGTTGCGGATCTTGTTGGCGACGTACCAGTCGGCAAGTTCGCAGAAGTCCGACTTGTAGTCGGGAAGCGACCTATGCAGGTGAACGCACGACGAGGTGGCGGCGCGTGCGGCTGCGTCGAAGCACACCGTCAGGATGCCCTTGCCCTCGGCTGGCTTCATGGAGACGACACGGGCGATGAACCTGTCGAGGAGTGCCTTGACGGCGGCATCCCCTGCGGTTCCGCCTCCAGCGGTCGTCCACACGCTGTGCATGAAGTCCCGGTACTCCCTGAATCCAGAGGCACCGTTGAAGTAGATCTGGATGTCAAGTGGATCGGTGATCTGGCTACGCCCACCGGCAGGAGCCGGGAACGTTCCGTCGCACAGTTGCTTGATGGCCTCCCAGAATCCCTTCCAACGCGCCCGACAGATCAGCGGATCCGTCGTCGACACGAATGCGTCCTCCCACTCGATGGGGGTGCACATCCACGATTCGTTGTTGTAGGATCCGAACGGGAAGTGGAAGTGGAACGAGCGGTATCCGTACGTGTAGTCCTCGTTGATGAGTTCGTACAGGATGTTGTGCCACGGCGACGAGGTCGACGGGGAGGGCACGGCGAAGTCGAACTGGGAGAGCCACAGGACCTCGGACGGATTGTAGTTGGCGCCGAATGCGCGCACCCCACGCCAGCCGCTGCCCTCGGAGGGATGCGGGGTGGAGAGGAACAGGCGGACGATGCGATCGGTCCAGTCGTTCCACACGGTTCCGGCGTTGGTCACCGAGATGTACTTGACGCTGTAGAGCCTGCGGATGCGATCCGTGGCGCGTCGGCGCCTGATCTCGTTCGTCGTGTTGCCGGAGAGGCTTTCGACCAGTGCGTCGTTGGTGCCGTTGCTGAGGCCCTTCAGGGCGTCTACGGCTGCCGCATGGGACAGGAAGGATCCTGCGAACTGGTTGTTGACCTTGAGGATGAAGCGAAACCCGGCCTCGATGATGTCATGGCTGTAGACGGCCATGGTCTTTCGGAAGCGGGATCCAAGAGCCTTGAATGGCGTCATGTTGTGTTATTCCGTAATCGGTTGTTTTTGACAGCAGGTGCAGCTGGCCCCACAGGTAGGGCGGGGAGTCTCCCTCGACGGGAATACCCATCGAGCTGAGCACCGTTGCGACGACGCGGGAGCATGTCGACCTACGGGGGCGACACGGGAACAGGCCCATGTCGTTGGCCATGTACAGTAGTTCGGTTGCGACCATCCACGTGGTCGAGCTGACCACATGACCCTCTCCCAGGAGCGACACCAGCTTTGGGTCGTGGGGAGGAGGGTCTATGGTGAAGGACGACCGGACGTATTTCCGGACGACGCGTTCGGCAAGATCTGCCGGTCGCCAGGAGGACGTCTCCCCTCGGGGGACGGTCAGGTAGTGGTCCCCGTAGCGGATGCCGACGTGGACGGCCGGGAAGCCCCTAAGGGTACCCGATAGGACACTAAGGGTATCCCCTAGGTCCATGAAGTCTACCCTTACTAGCATACCTCTACTCTCCTTTACTCTATCCTCTATGTAGGTAGAGGAGGTAAGAGTATAAGGGCGTATAGGGTAGCCCCTATACGCCCCTATGGAAGTTCTATAGGTCCCACCATAAAGGAGGGGGTAATTATCCGATGATGGCTACGGCACCGGATCCGATCTGGGCGGTCACGGCAGATCCACCCACCTCTGACCTGAACTCCACTGCAACGGTCGTATTGACGTTGGTCGACCGGTTCCAGACCACCGCCTCGATACGGGCGGCGTTGTTTCCAGCCGTCGTGGCGGTTCCGACCACCTCGAACAGGGAGTTGGCTCCTCCGGCTACGTCGAAGACGTCGCCGTCGCACAGACCGGTGGCACCGGCGGCGTTGGCGATGTTCACGTAAGCGACCGCAGATCCAGTCGCGTTGGCATTGGCCGATGCAGCCTGGGTCACTCTGACTCCAAGCACACCGCCGGTGGTCGTGGCGGCAGAAGTGAAGATCAGGTTGGCTGACAGGGTGATCGACTGACCGGGGGTCAGCGTAAACGAGCACCCGGTGAGAACCGCCATGGTTGTGGTGCTGTTCGCCTGAGTAGCCGTCAAGATGCTGCGAGATAGCGACAGCGAGCCACCAGCCGGAGTCGACCATGATCCGTCTCCGCGGAGGTAGGTCGTCGCACTGGGGGAGCCTGTGGCGTTGATTTTTGCCACAGTCACGGTGCTGTTGTCGATGGTCCAGACACCCCCGCTGCTGCTTACGGTGATGTCACCGTAGTCATTGTCAGTTACCGTTAGACCGGACGGTACGGCCCATCGTTGATCTCCGCGCAGGAACGTCGTTGCGTCGGCAGTGCCTGACGATGCCAGTCGGGCGGTCGCAATGACTCCGCTAGCGATGTCTGAGGCGGCGTGGGTGTGGGACGTACTGGCTTTACCGGCCAGGTCAGTCACCAGATTGGTGATGTCGCTCTGGGGGTGGGTATGGCTGGAGGCGGCCTTGCCAGCCAGATCGGTCACCAGGTTGGTG